GGCTAAGCACCGGATTGCCGTTTTATATTGGCAAAGGTACTGGCAAGCGGCTGTTTAACAAACAACAGCGCAGCAAGCATTGGCATAATGTAATAAATAAGGATGGTGGATTTACGGCAGAAAAAATTGTTGAAAATGTAGATGATGAATTTGCGTTTTTGGCAGAAATTGAAGCAATTGATAAATATCGAAAACTTGGATTTAAATTAATTAATAGAACTAATGGCGGCGAAGGGCAAGCAGGAAATAGTGTAAATCTTGGAATAGCAAAATCTGACGCACACAAAGAAAAATTACGCATTGCCAATGTAGGCAAAAAACAATCAAAAGAAACAATAGAAAAAAGAATAAAATCTATAAAAGAAAAAGAAAATAATGGTTGGATAAATACTTTAAAAAAAGAAAAAAATAAAAAATTTGGAGAAAAAAATTGCAAATTTATTGGGTATTACATAACGCCAAACGGAAAATTTAGTAATGTTGCTTCTGCCGCAAAAGAAAATAATTGTACTGAAAAAGCTGTGCGAATTAGATGTTTTGGCAATATTTGCAAAGTAAACGGAAAAATTTATTATTATCAACCTAAAGAAGGTTGGTCATTTATCCCAAAGGATTAATATGGCTTTGCTAGACATTTTCAAAAGAAAATCCGCTGCAAAATCCGAAAGTAACACGTTGTTTGGAAATGTTACTTTGGGCAATAATGTTTTACGCAACATTGGCGCAACGTCCGCATTCCAACAAATGCTGTACGTCACCACCAGTTCGGCAACGCAAGCAGGGCGAACGGTGGATATGTCGGTGTTGTCGCGCAACTTTACTGTTATGTCATGCCTTGCGGTAAAGGCTAGAGCATTGTCCCAATTGCCCGTAAAGGTAATGGCATATAACGAAAAGGATCAATTGGTTGATGCCTGTCATGATCCATCCATCGGTGCGCGTGACAAAATTAAGGCGCGGCAAGTTTGGAACTTGTTAGCCAATCCAAATAATTTTCAAACGCAATACGAATTCTGGTATCAGTTTTCGATGTGGCTAGATATGGCTGGCGAATGCTACACAGTGTTTTGGCGCAAGGATCAGAACAAGTCAGATCAAACGCCATTGGAAATGTACATTCTGGATGCAACGCTAATCACCACACAGCTAACCGAAACTCGATACCCAATGTATCGACTTGCAACGCCAAGTTATGGATTTTCCAAAGATGCGCCATTAGATTATTGGCAGGTTATGCATTTGATGGAAATGGGTTGGCAAGGTTCGGGCGGTTGGAACAAAGGCATATTGCTGACAGAATTGGTTGGTCTGGATCAGGATATTGATCTTTACGCAAACTATGTCATGCAGAATGGCGCGAAACCATCGGGCTTGTTTGTTACCGATCAGGTGATTCCTGATTCCAAATACAAAGAAATTGCTGCCCGGTTAAAAGAAGGCTGGTCGCAACTGACAGGATCGCGTCCGACTGATCCATCCAAACCCGGTCAAGGTATGCTGCTAGACAATGGCATGAAGTATATGCCTGTCGATATGCTTTCGATTCAAGATGCTGATCTTGCTGCGCTGAAAGAACAGACCATGAAACGAATCTGTGGTGTGTTTGGTGTGCCGCCACAAATGATTAGCGTGGGCGAATCAAAATTCAATAACACGCAAACAATGCTGGATGAATTCTACAAAAGCACAATGGCTCCGCTGTTGACTAATGTAGAGCAAAAGCTAAAAGTAAGTTTGCTACAAGATTACCCAAACTTATACATACAATTTCAGACGGATAATTTCCTGAAGGGCGCACCACTTGACCAGATGAATTATTCGGTGGCTGGTGTCAACGCTGGAATTTTAACGCCGAATGAAGCGAGAAAATATTTGGGCTTGTGCGAAATTGATGATACGATTGCGAAAACGCTAGTTAATAAAGGCGGCAAACAAGAACCGATTGCAGGTTCTTCACCACAAGATACAGGCGGCGGCGGCAACACAAGCTCAGTTGGCAAGACGGGGCAAAATGGAAAAGCCTAGCCTAAATCGCAAGCGACAACAGCAACAGCAGGTCGCAGATAAAATAAAACAGGCTGCTAGTAGGCGCAAAATTAAACCATTGCAAACCAATGGAATGCAACAGAAAAAGGTGATATTTCATGACTAAAAACGTGACGTTTTTTTTCGAATCTCAGGTTGCATTAGGGCGCATGGCCGATGAATCTTCCGATGATATGTCGGGTAAGATTGAAGCAATGCTTACCACTTGGGGTGCGCGTGAAGGCGCAGACGGTCGCAGATTCAATTATCAGGCTGCCCCATTTCAAGCATGGGCAAAAGAGTTTGCCACTGCTGGCAGACCATTGCCGATGTATTTTCAGCACAACGATCAATCAATGCCTGTCGGTCAATGGGATGAATTCGAATTCACCGATAAGGGCATGATCGGTCGCGGCATGATCTATACCAACACCACAACCGGGCGTGATCTATATACCATCATGAAGGAATCTCCGATGATGGTCGGCGGCGTTTCTGTCGGCGCATATGCTGATGAATATTGCATGGTTGATGCTGAAGGCAATATGCTTGATGCTGGCATTGATGCCGATGAGGAAGGTTATTTCAGCATCACAAAAGGTGGATTGGCAGAAGTGTCAATTGTGATGCAACCAAACAATCCAATGGCTAATATTAGCAAGCTAGAATATTTCCGTGAGGATGGTTCTGCTGATTTAAAAGTATTTGAAAAAGCACTGCGTGAAGTGGGCTTTTCAAAAAAGGATGCGACAAAAGCCGCATCCGTATTTGGCAAGGCAATGGGCAAGCGAGATGCGAAACCTGATACTGCCGAACCGAACTCCGATACGCGAGAGGCAACATCGGGTGCGGCTGATGACATTCTGGCAGCACTTGAACAGCGCGAGTTGTTAAAGGCTCTGGAATCCCGTTTGAAATAACTTAGGAAAAATCATGGACAAAATTATTGAAAAACTCGATTCCATTGAATCGAACCTGCAAGAAAAAACCGAAGCAATCGTTTCTGAAAAAGTGTCTGAGGCGGTTGCTGCTGCTGAAGTTTCTTTTGCCGAAAAGGTCGCAGCACTGGAAGCAAAGGTTGCACAGATTCGCGCACCTGAGATTGTTCGCGCAAACAAAGGCGTTTCTGTTGATGTGAATCGCCGTGTTCGCGAATCGCTTGCACAGTTTTACAAATCCAATTCCCGTATGGAAAAGGAACTGAAACTGTTTGAAGATGCTGCTGAATATGATGCATACATGAAGGAAGCATCGGCACTGACAGGCGGCGGTAACAATCAGGGTGGTCGCACTGCCTATGATCCAGTATTTGCTCCGCTGCGTCTTGCAAATCCAATGCGTCAAATTTCGCGTCAAGTTGCAACCGATGGTTCTTCGTATCAGTTCCGTGCAAAAACCGGCAACGCTGGTGCTGCATGGGGTTACACCATCCAGAACAACGGTGCAACCACAACTGAAGACACAACCATTTGGCAACTGGTTCTGCAAGATATTAACGTCCAATTCCCAATCCGTACCGCTGCGCTGGATGACATTGATGGTCTGGAAGCAAATGTCGTTTCCGATATGCTGCTGGAATTTTCTCAGTCTGAAGCACTCTCAATGGTGCAGAACAATGACCAAGCTGCTCAATCCGGTACAAACCCATACGGTGGCACAAACGGTCTGCGCGGTCTGGATCAGTACGCTGGTGCTGCTGCGACTTATGCTGGCGGTTCTGTTACTACTGCCGCTTTTGGCAATAGCGGTACTGGTAGCACTACTGGTCTGCATTCGCTTGCTACTTATGACCAGCTCACCACCAACGCCAATACGGTCGGTGCGGGTAATATCACATACAAAGACGTTGTGAATTTTGTCTATTCGCTGCCACAGGAATATTGGACTCCAGACGCCAAGTTTATGATTAACCCTGTGCTGCTCCAGCAAATCCGTGGTCTGGTTGATGACCAGAAACGCCCGATCTACATTGACGGTCTGTCGCGTGATGATGGCATTGTCGGTACGCTGATGGGCTTTGACGTTATCGTTAACAAGTATCTCGACACACCATCGCAGTTGACCACTGGTTCGGCTGGTACTAACAGCCTGTATCCAATGTACTTTGCTGATTGGTCGCGTTTCCATACCACTGTTGATCGTCTGTCGATGGTCATGCGCCGTTATGATCAGACCCTCCCCGGCTTCATCACGTTCTTTGGTGAAAAGCGTTTGGCAACTTCGGTTGTCAATCCGTTTGCTGGTGTTCGTTATCGTTCTACCGGCACATCAACCTAATGATGCGGCTTCCCCGGTGGCGTGTGCTGCCGGGGTTTTTTGCTAAATTTGGGAATGGAAAAAATGAAAGCCAACGAAAAAATTCTCTCCGGTATTAAACAGACGCTAGAAACTGGCGATAGAATCACCATTGATTTGCGCGAGGCATCTGCGCTTACCGGCAGCGGTTCTGGCGTTGGTGGTCAAACTTTCTTTGATGATGTATTTGCAGCGTTTCGATATGCCAACCCGTTTCGTTTGGGCGCGCGTCAAATCAAAACCGCAAATATGTCTGACGTTCAATTTGTCGCAAAGACAGGTAATGCGGCAAACAGCACAAACCCGTGGGGCTATGTATTTACGCCCAATAGTGGATCACCTAATATCAACACATCGATTTGGCAGTTGCCAACGCGAGTGATCACAGCACAGATGCCAATCCGCACAGCGGTATTGTCAGACGTTAATGGCCTGAATAACGAACTCATTCAAGATTTGATGATGGAATTCGCGCAACTTGAAGGCGCGTCAATGGGCTTAAATAACGATCAGGCAGGAAGCACTACAACCAGCACAGGCGGCATTTATGGTCTGCGCGGTCTGAATAGTTATCCCGGCGCTGCTGGTGCTGTGTCGGCGTTTGGTTCAAGCGGTACAGCAATCACCAACGGTCTGCATACTATTGCAACTGTAGGCCATGCCGCTGGCGCACTTGAACATGAAACATTAGTTGATATTGCAAATGCTTTGCCGGGGCAATATTGGTCATCGCCAACGACCGCATGGATGATGCATCCATCGGCAATTGTTGCGCTGAGAAATTATGTTCATGGCGGCGCAAGCCAAGCAAGTTATGCGTTTGTTGAAACCGGTGCAAATGACGCAGGTTCATTGCTTCATGTATTTGGTTGGCCGGTAATCCCGAATCCATACCTTGATCCAATTGGAACTACAGGTGCAAAATCCGTTTATCTTGCGGACTGGTCAAAATTCTTGACGATTGCAGACGTTGAAGAAATGACCGTGCAAGCGATGGAGCAAACTGCGCCGGGCTTTGTGACGATGTTTGCCGAAAAGCGCATGGTATCTACCGTGCGTGATCCGTTTGCCGGTGTTCGTTCGATTCAGACTTAATATGCCAGTACAAGAGACAGGTCTAGGATTCGTTCAACTTGCGCCAACGCGCAACCCGTTCAATTACGATTGGTTTGAACAGACTAATCGTAATGTATCAACGGGATGGTTGACGTTATCCGAAATTCGGGAACAGTTAAATTTGTATTCTGATACAAGTCAGGATACATATTTGACTTCGCTTGAACTAGCAATCCGCATGGCCATCGAAGATTATCTTGGTGCGCCAATTGTGTCAGTGCAATACAAATCGTATTACGGTGTTTCGGCTTTGTACGGTTCGCCATTGTCGCTAGATTTGCCTGAAACATCACAAGGCGGCGTGACCATTGATTCGGTCAAATACTACAATGATGAAACGCCAACGGTGCTGACAACGGTATCGCCATCGGCTTATTATTACGATCCAACCGGGCGCAAGGTCATTTGCTCTGATTTGCCTACAAGCATTAATCCGCAAATGACATCACCTGTGATCGTTACATATACGCTTGCGGCTTCACCGTTTGCGACATACCCGGTTGTTAAACAAGCTGCATTGCTTTGGTTTACGCATTTGTACAATAATCGCAGTGAAGTTACTTCAACGGATATGAAGCGCATACCGCTTGGCGTGGATACATTGTTGCGCCCGTACAAACCACTTGTAATGTGAGCAATTAAATGGGCATTGCAAGATATGAGGAAGCGCAAGTCTATACACTGGGGTTTACAACTTCGGCGTATGGCGATACGGTAACAACAAAGACTTTAAAATTTCAAAGCAAAGCAGAAGTTAAAGAAGTAAAAAATGATGTAAGAATTACGGACAAATACCGAGTGTATGCCGGAGTAATTAATTTAACTTTTAATTACACACCATATACGCGAGATATGTACGACAATCAGAATTTGTATTCTATTGTTTGGCGTGGGCATGATTGGCGAATTGATAGCGCAATGGAATCAAACGATAGAATGAAAGTGACGTTTTTGTGTTATCACAATGATCCATCGACACAGGTTTAAACAATGGCTGGTCAAAACAATGTCAGTAATTACGCACTAGCAATACAAGCGCAACTTACTTCGACAGTTTCGCCGGTTCCTGTGTATGCATCATTTAACAGAAACTTTGCTTCGCAACAGAAATTTGTAACATGGAATTTGCGGAATGTGCATCAACCAGTTTATACGGGCACAACGCAATCGGTCAAAGGAATAGATAGACCAATATTTCAGACCAATATATATGCTGGTTCATTGCAAGATGCATTCAGCATAGCAAACACGATAATACAGGCATTGCATGGATACAGTGGGCAGTTTGGCGGGGTGAGTGGATTTTATGTAAGCAAGATAGATATTGATTTTCTGTATAACACTTTTGAAAACGATATTGGCTTACATTCCATTTATCTGGATTGCACAATGGATATTCCGACATAAAATAACTTTTAACTTTTTTTGAGGAATTAAAAATGGCACTTCCAAATAAAGTATTGCCGGGCTTTTCGGCGGCACTATATTGCCAGCCAACGGCAACACCAACACCATTGACTGTCGCGCAATTGTCTCTGGTCGCAAGCGTTTCGCCGATTGCTGTATCGGGCAACCTGCTGCCGGTTGAAGCAATTCCAGCATTCGGACAAGATGATGCGGTCGCAAACTTTGCGGTCGCTGGCGCAAGGCAGTCGGACAAGATTCCGGTGCAGTCTGCCCCGACTTCGCTATCAATCACAGCGGCATGGAACCCATCGGATACCAATCTGCTGCTGATGCGCGGCGATGCGTATAGCGGCGTTGTAGATCGCACGTTTGTTATTTCCGCGACTGAAGGATCAAACATTGTTTACTACGCTTTCAACGGTCGCGTAAGTCAATTTGATATTGATGCACAACCCGGCGCAGAGGCGAAATGTATTTTCACAATTCACCCTCGCGGCGGTCAATACGGTTGGTCAAACAACGCTTAATTAGGAAACGATCATGGCTATTCCAAACAAAGTATTGCCCGGCTTTAGCGCGTCACTGTGGATGCAATCGGCGGCAACGCCCACACCACTGTCAACGGCTAACCTGTCGGTATGGTCGGCACAAGTGGCGGCGATTGTTGGCACTGCTGCAAACGGCACTGGCGCAAACGGTGTTGCGGTTCCTGTCGAAGCAATTCCTGCTTTTGGGCAGGATGATGCAGTGGCAAACTTTTCGGTTGCCGGTGCGCGTCAATCGGATAAAATTCCTGTGCAATCTGCTCCGACTTCGCTATCGATTACAGCGGCATGGAATCCATCTGACGCTGCATTGCTTCAGATTCGGGCAGACGCTTACAGCGGCGTTGTAGATCGCACATTTGTAATTGCTGCGGTTGAAGGCACAAACACAGTTGCTTATGCATTTAATGGTCGGGTATCTCAATTCCAAATTGATCCTGCTCCCGGCGCAGAAGCCAAATGCGTATTTACTGTGCATCCTCGCGGCGGTCAATACGGTTGGTCAAACAACTAAAACAATCGCCCCTTCGGGGGCTTTTTTACATGAGAAGATATGACAACACAAATCAACAACAACAACGATCTGCTCGGGTATTTGCTTGAGCAATCATTGATCGCACCTAAAAGCTGGTTCGGCTTTCCGCAACAAAAATTGACAGGCATTTCACTGGTTCATGCCATTGCAGCGAATCATGCTGATAAAATGTCACCACAAGAGATTGTTCAATACGTCAACGATTTGAACAACGAAATATATAACGGCATTATTAAGAAAGGATAAGATATGAAACTGTCAGAAATTCTAAAAGTTAATCAACAAGTTTTAAGAACTCGATCATTTGTTTTAGGTGGTCAAAACTTTAAGGTGCGCGTTCCGTTGTCATCTGAAATGGAAGTTATAAACAAGCGCGTTTCTGAAGTTGACGTTACAAAAAAAACAGAAGAATTAATTAGTCCGCTGCTAGAAAAAAAGGATTCGTTGGAAAGCGAATCAATTATTTATCTTGATGATGATGTAATTGTTGACGGTCGATCAATAAAAGACTTGGCAAAAATTACTGCTCAGACTGAGCAAAGAGTTTTGGAAATGGTGAAATTGCTTGTGCCTGAAATGGAAGGCGCAAACATGGATGAATTAACTTACGAAGAAATTAATAGTGAGTTTCCATTTCCTGTGCAATTAGAATTAATGAAGAAAATTGCAGAAGTAATTTCGCCAAGTTATGAGGAAACGAAAAAAAACTAATTGGCTCATTGCGTTTGCAGACTAGAGCATATCTGTTAGCGCATGGTGCAAATCCAGATGCAATGAGCGAGGATGATTTTAATGCGGTAATGGTTGCAATTAATGATGGATTTATAGGAAATAAAGTAATTCTAAATACCCTGGGGCTGCTTACCACTGGCGTTTTTAATTACATTCGCGGCGGCAATTCCAAAGCGTATACATTAAATGAGATTCTTGGTTTGTCTTATGAGTACATTTATAGGCCATTGACTGAGCAACAAAAAGCGGATGAAGCAAACAAGCGGTTATTGTTGTTTATGCAGATGATGCCGGGCGCAGAAGGAAAGTTTAATGTCTCAAACTAAATTTGTTGGATTTGGTGAATTTAAATATTTGCTTGACCAAATAAATACAGATTTTGGTGTGCAAGACGCTCGCAAAAATGTATTAATTCCTGCCGCCAAAAATGCCATGAAGGTTGTCTTGCAAGCGGCAAAAGATAATTTAAAACCCGGTCATGGTGAAGATACTGGGCAATTAAAAAGAACTTTGCAATTATCTGCAAGGCCAGTAAAAGGAAAAGATTTGCGTTCCAAATATGTCAAAGAAGGTGATATTGTTATTGCTACGGTAAGCGCAAAAATTGCAAAAAAATATGTGGAAAGCAAAACAGCAAAAGGCGGCATTCGAAACATTGGCGATGTTTCTGATGGTCGCGCAATGTTTGTGGAATACGGAACAAAAAATCATAATAAAAATGCTGACGTAAAAGGATTGAGCAAACGAAGTGCATTGGCGGTTCAGAGGGAATTAGGCACAGTTCGAATGGCTGCAAGACCATATTTAAGGCCTGCGTTAGAAAGCAATCAAAGTAAGGTTGTTGAAAACATAAAAATAGAAATAAAAAATATTGTTGAAAAATATCGTTCAAAATATATGGGTTAAATTATGTCTTTAATTGCGCGTCTTGGTGTTGTGCTTGGTTTAAACAGTTCAGAATTTATTTCTGGAATGGATGCCGCTACAAAGAAAACGCGCGAATTTGAGATGAATCAAAAACGCGCATTGCGTAATGCACAGCAAGCGCAAGATGAATTCATGGCATTGGCCGGTAAAGGTTTGGTCGGTGTTGCCGCTGCCGCATTGGCAGTTGGAAAAGCATTTCAATATGCAGATCAAATTGAAGATACTGCCAAAGCATTTGACACAACAACATCATCACTAATGGCAATGCAAGCTGCATTTGTTGCCTCTGGTGGCGATGCAGAAATGGCTGGCGGCGCATTACAAAAATTGGCGGTAGCGCAGCAAAATGCTATTGAGGGCAGCGATGAATTACGCGATGCATTCAAAAAATTAGGTATTAGTGGAAAAGATGTGCAGACGCTTGCGCTGCCTGAGTTGTTTAAACGGGTTGCACAAGAATTAGGAAAAACAGAAAACGCAACAGAGCGAGTTGCATTGCAAACGCAATTGCTAGGGAAAGCGGTAAAAGGTACTGATTGGCGCGACTTTACAAACGCATACAAAGAACTTGGCGATCCTTTGTTGCTTCATGCAATACAAGAAAACGCAACAGCATGGGGCAACATTGAATCAGCATTTAAAGGAATTGTAAATTTAGCGCAAAAGGCTGTGCTGCCACTTGCAATGATGGTAAATCACTTGGCAGATATTTTCGACACAATGAAAAATATCCGCGAAGGCGGCAGCACTGAAATTGATTGGGGCGCAGGTGAATTGGGCGGTATGCCCGGCACAGCAATAACTCATGGTTATGGCGCATCACCACAAAGACAAAACAAAGCGGCAAAAGAAATTGCAAAAGATGCACAATCGGGTGATTATAATACAAGATCAACAAAAGATCAGGCGGCAGCAAAAAAAGCGGCAGATGATGCAAAGCGCATAAAAGAAGCGCGGGAAGCATTGCAACTAGAAATTTCTTTGATAGAAAAAAAGGCTGCTATTGCTGAAAAGATGTATGCGGTAAATATGAAAGCGGTAAGTCTTGGTTCAGATGCTGTTGCCCAAGAAAAAATGCTGTTGGATTTGGCAAGTGACATTGAGCAAATTCGCAGCAATGCTGCCAAAGAAAGATCAAAAGAAAAAGCGCAGATTGATTTAATCAACGCAAAAGAAACCGCTGAAATTACTGCGCGAAATAATCAATACAGTTTTGATAATGAGGTGCGCCGAAAGCAACAAGAGCGCAATCACAATTTAGCATTAGCGGCAATTCAAGCAGAAGGTATTACTCAGCGCGATGCAATGGCAGCGCAAGCATTGGCAGAGCATAATTTGCTTGATCTTGAAAGCAAAAGATTTGAGCTTGGTTCTGCCGCTTATGATCTGCAAAAACTTGACGTTGATTTGCAAAATAAACTTGCAGAAGCAAGATTAGTTTATTTGGAAAAATCAAAAGAAATAAATACAGAATATGAAAATTCTGCAAAAAATGCTTCTGATTTAGAAAAATTTGAAGCAAGGATGTTTGAATTAAAAACTAATCAAAGCGCACAAATAAATTATATTTATGGCGTAGAAAACAAACGCAAAAATAATCTTAAAGAACAATACGAAATTGAAGCAAAAATGTTTGCAATGGATTTGGCGCAGCAAAAAGGGCGCGACATTGCCAACATTCAATCTGCACTAAATGTTGAAAGACAAAGACTTGAATTGGAAAACAATCGTTATTTAATGTCTACCAATCAATATAGTTTGTCTAATCTTGCATTAGAAAATATTCACCGTTTGATTGAAGCAGAAAAAAAATATAACGATCAAATGAAAGAAGCTGAATATGAAATGAAGCGTCAAGGTGGTGGACAAAAAGCGCGTGAAGAATACGAACAAAGAATTAAAACAATTGAAGAAGTAAGAGATATTGAGCTTGATGCAATAGATCAAATAAACAATGCAAGACAGCGCAATCTTGAAAACGAAATAGAGCGTCAAAAAAGTTTTGTTGATGGTTGGCATTATGCTGCAAGACAATTCCGTGAAAATTCAGAAAATGCTTTTAAGCGTGGAGAGGCTGCGTTTTCATCTGTAATGAATAATATGGATGCGGCAATTAGTAATTTTGTGGAAACAGGTGAATTTAAATTTGAAGAATTTGCTTTATCAATTATTAAAGATTTGATTCGCATGGAAATGCAAGCGCAAGCAACAATGTTGTTTAGATCAATAGTCGGATTTTTTAGTCCTGCGCCAATAACAACTATGAATTACGATGCTGGTGTCGGCACTTCAGTTGGATTCGCTGCGGCTGGCGGCGCAATTAATGCGCCGACTATTGTTGGTGAGAATGGCGCAGAGTTGTTTGTGCCAAACACGCCCGGCACAATCATTCCAAATGGATCGTGGCAACAAGCTGCCGCAAGCATGGGCAACAGTGGCTTTACAAACAACGGCACATATATCGCCAACATGAGTGCCATTGATACGCAGTCGGCAACGCAGTTTCTTGCAACAAATAAAAATACGATTTGGGCGGCTTATCAGTCGGCTAATCGTAGTGTGCCATTATCGAGGTAATTATGTCGCTGCAAACTATTCTTTCGGTTGCTGAATCGGTTGGCATTAATGATCACAAATTTGCCGGGCAAATGTTGTCGCGCAATATGCGGTTGACAACATCTGAAGTTTTAACGGTGCAGCCATTTGAGTTCACAATTCGCCCGATGAATTATTTGCTGTACTCTCAAAATCGCGCAGTTCTTTCTACATTGCGTGAAGCTGACAGAATATCTGAGCAATATTTAAACTTTGGCACAACCGGCTGGCTAAACTATATTGCCTATCGCGGCGATATGACTAGCGGTCAAATTGCGGCTTGTGAATTTCAAACAGCAACTGCAAATAAAACAATTGTTTTGGGATCATTACCGGCAATTTCTTCAACTGCTTTTATTGTTAAAACTGGTGATTTTCTTCAGATTGGGAGATACGCTTATATTGCAACGGCAGACGTTCAAAGGGGCGTTGGTTCAACGGTAAATATTCCAGTGCATAGAACCGTATTAACTACATTGGCAAGCACAATGCCAGCGGTTATTGGTCAATTTGGAACAACACAAACACTTGGCGGCAGCACATACACAGGCATTACGTTTCCAGTTTTTTTAAGAGATTACCCAATGTATAAATTGGTTCCCATGACAAACGATTCTTTCATTGCATGGAATGGTGAATTTAGGGCAATTGAATCTGTGCTATGAATAATATTCCACCAGTACAAGATACAAATGTAATTCGATATGCGGATTTTGTTCGCATTACAACGGCATCTGCTGTGTACAGATTCGCCACTACACCAACAGCATTAACAATTCCTGCGGTTGATGCACTACCATTTACTGCATTAGGCACACTGGTTCAAGTCGGATCAGCGTCAAGAGATAT